CCGGACAGCGGCGGGTGCTGTACCTGTCCAGCAGCGCCGTCTACCCGGTCGGCCTGCAGCAGGTCGGGGCGCCCTGGCTGCCACTGGAGGAGGCCCTGTCGTCGGTCGACCAGATCGGGTTCCCCGACGGCCGCTACGGGTGGACGAAGCTGACCGGGGAGCGGATGGCCCAGGCCGCCGCCGAGGAAGGCCTGGCCGTGCACGTGGTCCGCCCGTTCTCCGGCTACGGCGAAGACCAGGGCATCGAATGGCCGTTCGGCGCGTTCCTGGCCCGCGCGCGGCGCCAGGAGGACCCCTTCCGGATCTGGGGGAGTGGCGAGCAGGTCCGCGACTGGATCCACGTCTCCGACCTGGTGGCCGGTGCGCTGGCCGTGGTGTCCGCCGACGTGCGCACTCCGGTGAACCTGTGCACGGGGCGCGGGACGTCGATGACGGCGCTGGCCACCACGATGTGCAAGGTCGTCGGCTACTCCCCGACCTTCGACTTCCTGACCGAGGCGCCGTCGGGGGTGGCCTACCGGGTCGGGTCCAGCGTGCGGATGAGGGAGATCTACACCCCGCGGCTCGAGCTGGAAGACGCCGTCACCGCCGCCCTGGAGTGCTCATGAGCGTCTACGCCGACCTCGCAGACCTCAAAGCGGAGTACTCCATCACCGACCTGGACCGGGACGACCTCCTCACCCAGGCGCTGGAGGCCGCCAGCCGGTACGTCGACCAGGCGTGCGGGCGCCGGTTCTGGCTGGACGAGACGCCGCTGCCTCGGCGCTTCTCTCCGCTGCGCAACGTGGTGGTCGACGCCGACGGCGCGCACCTGCTCGTCAAGGACATCGGCGATGTGGAGGGCCTGGTGGTGGAGGTCGGCCGCGATGGGGCCTGGACGGACGTGAGCGAGCAGGTGGAGGCCGAACCCCTGGACGCCTTGGAGGAAGGACGCCCCGTCACCTCGCTGCTGCGCGGCTCCTGGCCGTGCGGCGGCGGGCAGCGGGTGCGGGTGACAGCGAGGTGGGGATGGCCGGCCGTCCCCGCACCCGTGCGCACCGCGACCCTGCGCCAGGCCTCCAGGCTGTTCAAAAGGAAGGACTCCCCGGACGGGGTGACCGGCAGCGCGGAGTGGGGCATCGTGCGCGTCTCACGGGTCGACCCGGACGTGCACGCCCTCATCCGCTCCTACGTGCTGCCGGGGTTGGGCTGATGGACATCTGGGGTGTGCGCGAGGCCCTGGCCGAAGCGGCCGCCTCGGTCGTCCTGCCCAAGGGCAAGGGCGCGCTCACGGTCACCGCGTGGCTGCCCGACCAGGTGACGGCCCCGCACTTCTTCGTCGCCGAGTACGAGCAGGACTACGACCGCACGTTCGGCGGCCTGGACGAGGTGCGGTTCACCGCCCGCCTGTTGGTGGCCCGCGCCGATGAGCGCTCGGCCCAGGAGCTGATGGACCTGCTGATGCGCCGCGGCGGCCCGTGCTCCCTCAAGGACGCCCTGGAGGCCGCGCGGGGTGAGCCCGGCGAGGCCGCGCTGGGCGGGTTGGCCGACGACCTGCACGTGGTGCGGATGAGCGGCAACCGGCTGTATGAGCACGCGGGCGTCCAGTACGTCGGCGGCGAGCTGACCATCCGCGTCTTCGGGAGTGAGTAGCCATGGGAAAGACGATCCTGACCAACGTCCGCGCGTTCGCCGCGGGCCTGGACCTGACCGGCACCAGCAACAAAATCGAGCTGGCCGCCGAGGTGGAGGAGAAGGACGCCACCACCTACGGCAGCCAGGGCTGGAAGGAAGTCCTCGGCGGGCTGCCCTCCTCCACCCTGGCCGGGGAGGGCCTGTGGGAGTCCGGGCCCGGTGAGCTCGACCCCCTGGCGTGGGCGGACCTGGGCCGCATCAGCCCGTGGACGGTCGTGCCCGTCGGCGGCGCCGCCGTCGGGGATGCGGCCTACCTGACGCAGATGCTGCGCGCCGACTACAAGATCGGCGGCGCGATCGGCGACATCGCCCCCTGGACGTCCAAGGCCGCCGGGTCCTGGCCGCTGGTGCGCGGCCGCATCGCCCACCCGCCGGGCACCGCCCGCACCGCCACCGGCACCGGCACCGGTGTGCAGCTGGGCGCGGTGACCGCAGGCAAGCGCCTGTACGCCTGCCTGCACGTCCTGTCGGCCGCGGGCACCACCCCGTCCATCACCATCGGCGTGGAGTCCGACGACTCCAACACCTTCTCCAGCGCGTCCACCCGCCTCACCTTCGACGCGGCTACGGCCGCCGGCGGGCAGGCGGCGCGCACCGACGGGACCGCGGTCACCGACACCTGGTGGCGGCTGTCCTGGTCCGTCACCGGTACCGGCCCCTCGTTCCTGTTCCTCGCCGCCCTCGGCATCGCCTGAAGGAGATCCCATGCCCAAGATGGTTTTGACCGCCGCCTACCTGTCCCTCGCCGGCAGCGACGTGTCCGCCTCGGCCAACAAGATCGAGTTGGCGGTGGAGGTGGAGGAGAAGGACGTCACGACCTACGGCTCCCTGGGCTGGAAGGAGGTCCTGGGCGGCCTGAAGTCCGGGACGCTCGCGATCGAGTTCAAGAACGACTACGCCAGCAGCGCGCTGGACGAGGACATGTGGGCGCTGCTGGGCACCGTCGTGACCTTCGAGGCGCGTGCCTCCCAGGCGGCCGTCGGCACCGGCAACCCCAAGTACTCCGGGTCGGTGCTGGTCAAGGAGTGGAAGCCGCTGCAGGGCTCCGTCGGTGACGACGCCCAGGTGAGCGTCTCCTACCCCACCTCGGGCGCCGTCGCCCGCGCCACCAGCTGATGGCCGCCGACCCGCCGCTGGACGTCACCGTCTCCACCACCGGCCTGGACTCCCTGGTGCGGGCGATCCGGGCCGAGGAGGACGGCAAGGCGCTGCGCAAGGAGCTCGCCAAAGGTCTGCGCGAGGCGCTGAAACCGGCGGCGGCGGCGGCCAAGTCGGGGATCCGGGGGATGCCCGCGGCGGGTACCGGCAACTCCTCCCCCGCGCTGCGGCCCGCGATCGCCGCGAAGATCCGGCCCGAGGTCAAGCTGGGCGGCCGCTGGACCGGCGCGCGGGTGAAGGCCTTCAAGACCCCCGCGCTGCGGCGCTTCCCCAACGCTCCGAAGCGCACGCAGAAGGAGACGTGGCGGGCCCGCTCCTGGGGGCGCGATGAGTGGCGCGAGCAGCGCGGAAAACCGGGTTGGTTCGACGACCCGATGCACGCCAACAAGGCGGCCTACATGCGGGCCGTCCACGACGCGATGGAGTCCATGGCTGAGCGCCTGGCCTCCCGCACCCGATCCACCTGAAAGGACCCCTCATGTATTTCGTGTACCGGCCGGACGCCTCGAGCGAGTGGCAGAAGTGGCTGTTCGAGCCCGAGAAGCTCCTGAGCCCCGAGGCCGAGGTGATCGAACGCAAGACCGGCCTGGACTACAACGACTTCGTCAAGAAGGTCCAGGGCAACATGCGATGCCGGCGGGCGCTGCTGTGGGTGCTACTCAAGCGCGAGCACCACCAGCTGAAGTTCGACGACGTCCAGATCTCCCTGGAACAGACCGACTTCCGCTTCACCCGCGCCGAGTACGCCGAGATGCGCGAGAAGGCCCACGAACAGTTCTCCGGCGCGGAGCTGGATGAGTTCCTCGAGGCCCTGGACGCCGAGGCCGAGGAGAAGGCCGTGGACGACGAGACCGAGGGCGAGGCGGGAAAAGCGCCCGCGCCGACCGGCGACTGAGGCAGCTGGGCAACGCCGCGCACCTGCTGCACCTGCGGCCCTGGGAGTGGGCGCTGGTGAGCGTCCAGGAGGAGGACTACCTCCTGGAATGGCTCGACTCCTACAAGCAGCAACTGGACGAGGCCGAGGCCGACGCACGGAGGGGGTGACCGAATGGCCGAGACATCACTGGTCTTCAACCTGATCGCCAAGGACAAGGCGACCGCCGCCCTGGAGGGCATGAAGACGCGCTTCGCCGACGCCTCGGCCGCGATCGGTACCGGGGTGGCCGCCGCCCTGGGGTACGGCATCGCCCAGTCCCTGGACATGTCGGCGGCCTCGGACGAGCTCGCCGCCCAGCTGGGGGCCGGGCCGGCCAAGGCCGCCGAGCTGTCCAAGGTCGCCTCCGCCACCTTCAAGGAAGGGTGGGGCGATTCG